AAGACAACTAAACATGGCTCTCAAATTGTGGATATGGAAGATGTGCCAGAAGAATTGAGAGTAACCAGTACCGAAGCATATGATGCTCAAAGTTGTTTTGAATTTTATCATGAAGGTGATGAAGATTTGAATTATAAAAATATCCACGACCGTTGGGATTGGGTCATGGATGAAATGATTTTTGCATTTGAACACCTTGCTGATGATTCATGGCAAGATGCGTACCGTAGTGGTGAATTTGACACAAAGACGGTTGCGTGTGCATGGGATGAAAATGGTAAAGCAACCATGTATCAAATGGTTGATGGACCAAACCATACATACAAATGTGATTATGATGGCATGAAAGTGGTTGAAGACCGTATTCGTAATGGTTTGAGATTATTTGGCAAATACTATCAAGGCTTGTGGGATTAAAATGGATTTAGAACAACTTGGTCAAGAACTAATTGCTGAGTTTGGTGACAGACTACCTAATCCAGAACAAGAACCAATTCGGTTCAAATATTATTTAAATTTGTTTTTCTATGAGAGGTACTTGAATGAGCAACGAGCAAGACAAAATCAAACACAGCAAACGCCTCCATAAGGAAGAATCTGCAATTAAGAAACAAGTTAAGATTGCTAAAGAGGTTCTAGGCCACCAATTCAATGACAAGGTTATCAGAGAACCACACCGATTGGCCAAGCACCATGTTGCAAATTGTGGTGATCCAAAATGTGTTTTGTGCATGAATCCACGTAAGTCAATGGGTGAGAAAACAATTCAAGAACAACGATTTGAACAAGATAAATTTTATAAAGAAGAAGATTAATGTCCAAACAATGTGATTATGAACGATTTGAACAGTTGGTAAGAAATCAATTGCTCGGTATGCGGTACAATGAAGATGATCCAGATTCTTTGGAGATTGGTGAAGACATTTCTGATACGGAAGAAATTAAAATCATCTTTGATGGCTTTGGTGACCTTGAAACTGAAGAAGAATATATTGAACGTGGTAACAAGAATATGAGGTCTTTTGCCATGTTTATACATAAGACTTCAGCAACCAAACCATTTCCAGAACACGATTTTACACCTTGGTGCCTAATTCACCGACCAAAAGATGAATATCACCTGTATGCATGGCATGATGTTGAAAACCAAGACTGGGAAATTATATTTCCTGAAACTGGTAAAGGTGAAATGACCGCATACAAGGCCTGGCAAATTTTAGAAAAACTTGAAAAGAAATATTATCCTTAAATGTTATCCATCTTTCACTATTGGTCTGCTAAAGAACGATTGGCAGAACATGAAAAGACCATCATGATGCTTGGTGGCGAATCTGAATGTCAACCAATGATTCTTGCACAGCGAGACATGGTTGAACTTGAAATGAAGTATTACAAGGAAGAAATGCAAGACCTTCTATGGCAAACCGGTTTGTTTTTTGCATTCACGATGATTGTATTGTCAACATACTATGTCTTTTTTATCAAATATTAACCTGAGGAACTTATGAAACGCACAGCAACATACAAAATGTCCAAGCAACTCAAGACCATGTTGGCCTTGATGAAGTTTGAAACCACCGAAGAACGTTCACGATTCAAGCAACGTATGATTAACGCCGAGATTCATGCGTCAACAGTTGAACGTGTCTTGATTGGTGCCAAGGGTGGCAACGACTAAATATCACTCCATATTATTGAAAGGAAAATCATGTCACTCTTTGTTGAAGTTGAATCTGAAGAAAAAAACTGCAAGGTCATTGTCAACCTTGAATCAGTTATTGAAATTGCACCACTACGCACTGGCGGTTGCCACTTATTCTTTGCTGACTCTGCCGCTGTTGGTGGTAAGACTGCAATGAAAGTCAAAGATAACTATGTTATGTTCCAACAATTCGTATTGCAAACTGTATCAGAAGAAGATATCGCAAAACGTATTAAGAACCTACCACAAGTCGAAAAAGAACCCTATCCACGGTTTATTTCTGACGCCGAAGTAACACCAAACTCTCATGCAAACCCACCACCACAAGCGGAACAACCTCGTGGCCGTGGCCGTCCACCAAAAAGTAGCATGATGTCTACTGCTGACTTAGGTTAAACATAAATACCGGGTAATGACAATTATCCGGAGTTTACAATGGCATTAAAGAGTTTCAATACCTTTGCTGAGACATTAACAGAAGCAGCAAAGCCAAAAAAAGATAAAAACCACGCAAATTTTGACAAAAAGATTCTAATCATTGGTTATGGATCAGTCGGTCAAGCCATTTTGCCATTGGTTTTGAAGCACATCACAAACGATCCAAAGAAAGTTACCGTTATTGAGAAAGACAATCACGGTGCTCTTTTCCGTAAACGTAATGGTGGTAATGGTGTCAAGTATATTAAAAAAGAGATTCTAAAGAATAATTTGGAATCCACATTAAAACAGTATACAGAACCTGGTTCTTTTATCATTGACGTATCTTTGAACATTGCAGCACACGCCATCATTGAATGGTGCTTGCAGAATGATGTAATGTATATCAATACCTCACATGAACGTTGGGGTGATATGCAAGACGAAAAGATTCCAAAGATGGAAGAACGCACATTGTTCCATACTCACAACCACATGCGTGAGATTGGTGCAAAATATCCAAATGGTCCAACTATCTGTGCAACCTCTGGTGCAAATCCAGGTTTGGTTACACACTTAACCAAGTCTGCACTATTGAAGATTGCTGAAAACACTGGTCGTAAAGTTGAAGAACCAACCGATAAAGAAGGTTGGGCACAACTAATGAAGAAACTAGGTGTTGAAGTTGTCCATGTTGCAGAACGTGACACACAAATCATTGACAAACCAAAGATGAAAGATGAGTTTGTCAATACATGGTCTGTTGAGGGTCTATGGGCAGAAGGTCGTGCACCATCCGAATTGGGTTATGGTACACATGAACCAAAAGAACTTGAGAATGGTACAATTCAAGGACCTGCCGCATTCTTACACCAACCTGGTCTTACCGTTCTAGTTAAGTCTTGGGTTCCAAATGGTGGTCCATACAATGGTTTCTTGGTTCAACACTCTGAGGCTGTGACTATTGCTCAATACTTTGAGACTGCTGATGGTAAGTTCCGTCCTTCAGTTTACTATTGCTATCAACCAACTGATGGTACACTAGCATCTATCCATGAGTTGCGTGGTCGTGAATTGGACAAACAAACCAAAGAACGTATTGTCAAAGACGAAATCATTGCTGGTATGGATGAACTAGGTGTTCTATTGATTACCAAGTCTGGTAAATCTTACTGGCACGGTTCTCAATTGGACATTAAAGAAGCACGCCGTTTGATTCCTGGTGAAAATGCTACATCACTACAAGTTGTTGCAAATCTATTAGGCACAATGATGTGGGCTATTCAAAATCCACGTAAGGGTTACACAGAACCTGAAGACATGGACCACAATGTTATTCTTGAACATGCTATGCCTTATCTTGGTCCTGTGCCATTTGTGCCAACAGATTGGCGTCCAGAAGAAGATAAGAACACTATCTGGCCAAGAAAACACAACAAGAAATCACCAAACGCACTGGAAAACTTCAGAGTTTGGAACTAAAAGTTAAAGTATATTATGAAGTTTTTGAAAGACATACAAAATTACATCATTGAAGACTACAGGTCAGATAAGTTTAGGTTCTTTTTAGAATTCTTTTCTTGGGCCTGTAGTATCATCACCTCTATCATGTTTGCCTTGACAGTACCAAATATTCCTGTTATACTACTGTATAGTATCTTCATTGCAGGATGTTGCTCAACCTTGTATTGTGCATGGTCACGAGGTTCCTTTGGTCTTGTATTGAATTATACCTTTCTTATTCTTATTGATTCTTTTGGTTTAATCCGTTATTTTTGTAATATATTATGAATATCTTTTATCTACACAATGATCCTAAAGTGTGTGCTGAGATGCACGCCGACAAACACGTTGTCAAAATGATCCTAGAATATTGCCAGTTGTTGTCCACAGCGCACCGGGTGATTGATGGCACAGAATCTACAGGCAAGTCTGCTACCGGTCGTATGATGCGCCGGTGGGTTCTTCCTGATGACCGTGAAGGTAAACTATACAAAGCGACCCATATCAACCATCCTTCTGCCATATGGGTACGTAAGTCGTATGCAAATTATGTGTTTCTATGGAAATTGTTAGAAGCACTCTGCGCCGAATACACCTATCGATATGGTAAAGTCCACAAGTGCCAAGAAACTGGTCTTGTTGATGAACTAATGTACCCACCGATGAACATTCCTGCACATGTAGAATTCACAGAACCTACACCTGCAATGCCTGAACATGTCAAAGTTGCCGGTAGTTCCATCAAGTCGTATCATAACTATTACATAAATAATAAACAACATCTGGCTAAATGGTCAGGTAAGATTAACTCACGTAATATTCCGGAGTGGTTTCATGCCCCGATATGATTTTTTGAACAAAAATACTGGTGAAGTTGAAGAACACACCATGTCGTATAAAGTCCTTGATGAATTCAAGGAACAAAACCCACACCTTGAACGATACCATAGCGTTGAAGCACTTCACGTTATGTCCGATGGTCAACGTCTAAGTGTTCCTGGTGTTGGCCGTCCAGATTCCACATTCCAAAAATACGTTATTGGTCGCATGAAAGAGAATGTGGCTGGTAATCGTTTAGGTGAAACTCACAAAACAAGCATCCCCAGAGAATGGTAATACAAAGAATTCCCGCCCTTCTTGGTGGTGGTTTTTACAAACCACAAGTATATCTACAACCCACCAAGAAGAAACCTCAACCAAAAGTGCCTGCACTGCTTAGAAAGGATACACCTGTCTACAACAAAACTTCCAAATAAAACTCATAAACAACCAGCAAGGAAGACTTCAATGGCAAGCAATAGAAAAAGTGCATTACAAAAACGTGAAGATGTGGCTGACGATACAGTAACTTATATACATCAACCAGTCACTTCAAACGCATTAAAGATTAAACTAGACCACTTGAAAACTTTTGAAGCGTTGACATCGAATCAACAAAAGTTTTTTGATGCGTATAAAAGAGGTGATTACTTCATGGGTCTATTAGGCTCACCAGGTGTAGGTAAAACATTCTTAGCATTGTATAGAGCAATTGAGGAAGTATTAGACAGAAGCAATCCGTTTGAACACGTTGTTGTGGTTCGTTCGGCAGTTCAGGTTCGTGACCAAGGTTATGTTCCTGGTACATTGGAAGAAAAGATGGAGATTTATGAAGTGCCTTACAAAGAAATTTGTGAGACACTATTTGGTCGTAAGGATGCGTGGGACAGATTAAAGGAGCAAGGACATGCCAGGTTTATATCTACTACTGCCATACGTGGTATTTCTATCGATAATTCAATCATTATCGTGGATGAATGTCAGTCAATGACCTTCCATGAGTTGAATTCGGTTATTTCCCGTGTTGGACACCGTTCTAAGATTATCTTTATCGGTGACTTGAAACAAAATGACTTGATTAAGAGTAGAAATGATGTGTCTGGATTACAATCATTTTTGGATGTGGCCAGACATATGGATGATTTTAGTGAGATTCAGTTTACACCAGACGATATTGTAAGAAGTAGTTTGGTGAAATCTTGGATTGTGGCGTGTGATAAGTTAGGTTATTGATACATGTCAAGTCACCACGGTGGCTTGACATACTATATAATGTGTGATATAAATTATTAGTTAAACCTTGGAGTTATTATGAGTGAAAATACTACCGAAATCATCAGCAAAGTACTAGAAGCACACGCATGGTTACCTCATGATTTTAGTAGACATGGTTCTAAGAAACCATTTAGGTTTATTCATTTCAATATGGGTGTTGAAAATGCTGTTAAACCTAATGTAACACAAATTACATCAACAGCAGAGGTTGTATGAACCATTACACAATAAGGTTTAACAAAAGTAGAGGACAACCAAGCCGTGGTTCTTTGGACCATGTTTGGCGTGTTTTTGAAAATGGCGATAAAGAATATTTGGTGAAACATTTCAAAGTAAATGTTCCCGTATATGATGAAGTTACCGGTAACGGTATTGGTGGTGACGATTGGAATATGGCCTGTGATGGTTATATAGAATTTGATGTGAAAACATCAACTGCGACCATTAGTGGTGAAGAAACTAAATAAATATTGGAGTGATATATGCCGGCTAAAATTATTGGAGATGACAACACAAATATTTTTACCAAAAATGAGTGTGTAGATGTTTCAGTTGAGGAAATAAAGTTTGATGAAAATAATCCTTATGGATTAAAAGATGTATTTTTTCTTTCTGATGAATCTCAACTTTTTTTGAAATGGTATTCCGATGATAATCTAGCTTTAGCATTTCAATTTTGTCAAGGTAAATTTCAAAATGTTCTTGTTTACATTGAAAGAAGTAGCGTTAAAATTTTATCTGATAAAGTTGATTTTAAGCCAATATTGATGAGAAATCCAAACAACTTAACACAAGAAGATTTTAATAGTGAAGAATTTAAGTTTGTTTTGACCATGGCTATGAATGATGTTATTGAAGAAATGTTAGAGTCACAAAATAAAGAGAAAATAAATGACAATTAATTCAACAGGACCAATTAGTTTAGCAGGAACAACAACTGGCCAGTCAATTGAGATTGAATTGGGTGGTAATGGAACTACTCAAATTTCATTAAATGATAGTAATGTTAGGGGCTTAGCAGGCATTGCTAGTGGTCAAATAGCATTTAATACTTTTTATGGTTTAAGTAATGTGAAATATTATTTGTATGCCGCGCAAACGAATAATATCTGTAATACTGGCATGATCCCAAGAAGTATTGGTTTTGATTCATCATGTAATGTCTATGTTACATCACAAACTCAGCTAAGTTGTCTTTATCCACATGCTGGAGTTTTGAAATTATCGAAGACTCTTGCATATATAACAAATTATTATTATAAATTTGCAGTAGGAACTAATGGTAGAAATTATACTCCAACATCTATCATAAAAGGATGTGCAATGTATATGGGCGGAAGAACAGCGTGTTGGCCAGCGGCGTTTTTGCAAAAAATTAAAATACCTTGTTTAGGTCTTTGTTGGTCGTACCAAATTAGAGGAAATAATTGTAGTGTATATTGTTATGGACATGTTTGCTCTATTAATATCGACAGTTCATGTACTATTAATTTGGGTTATGGAGGAGCACTCTGTTGCTCTTGTTGTGGAATCGTACAATATAACTACGTGGGTAGATTTTCAACTTCTGGTACACACGTTGCAGGTAAAGATGCGAAATATAGAAATTACTCCAACGCATGGTTTTCTGGCGGCTTTATAGACACTTCTGGTAATTTTACCACTATTTCTTTTGCCCAAGGTCAATATTTTATTGAAACAAGAAATTCTTCATATACTATAACCAAATCACAAAGATTTGGAGATGGTAATGGTTATGGTTACACCAATCTACAAGGTTTTGTTTTAGATAATTCAGGAAATTTATATTTTTATGGTGGTAGTGGCCAATCGAGTGGCTTTGGCCTTCCTTATTTCGCCTGTCAAAAATGGTCTTTAGTCAGCGGCACTTGGACATTGCAATGGGCTAGAGTTTTTGGTGGAAGTAGTGCTGAAGGTACTTTTTCTAGTGGTGTTGTAGATAGTTCTGGCAATTTTTATGTTGCAGGTTTTTCCAATTATCCAAGTTATACTTATTACTTGCTGAAATATAATAGTTCTGGTGTCTTACAATATCAAAGATCCTTTACTGTATCAAGATATAGCCAACCACCTACATTAGGAATTGATGCGGAAGGCGCAATTTTTATGGCAGGATGTCTTAATAATAGTACTAACTCCGGATTTGTGGCTACGGTTTATAAACTTGATGCAGCTGGAGCTAAAACATCAGGTGGTTTTAATTACGGAACAGGCGTATCTGGATTGAATATGCAATGTGGTGGTGCTTCATCAATTTCGGAAT